CCATGGTTAGATTGTTTTTTAATTAATATGTTTGTAGGTGTAACAGCACTATCTGTACCACCACCACTTACTGTAAACTCACCACCTGCTGTACCAATAATTAAAGTTCTTGTTGCTGTCATAAATCTAATAGCATTAACTTGGTTAGATGCGATTGTATAAATGATTGCATCATCATCAGCTATTGTACCACCAATGTTTGCATCCATGTTTTCGTAATCACCAGACTTTGAAAAGAATATTGTTTGTGGTTGAGATGTTGTACCTGCAAAAACTAATCGTTGTTCAAAAAAAGTTACGCAAGAAGGATGACCTGTAGTGTCAGAAAAAGCACCTAAAGACCAATTTGCAGATGCGGTTGCTGAACCCATATCTACAATAATTTCCATAGTAAAATTTAAAGTATCTGCAACTGCTGTAATTTTTCCATAACCATCTCCAAACTGAACTAATCTACCAATATCAGTAGACTGAAAACCTGTATTATTGTTAATACCTGTTATAGCTGAAGCTACTACTGTAATTCCTGTTCCTACTGTGTGAGCTGATGGATTTAATGTTGTTGTAGTAATGTTTTGATCTAAGTATGGACCATTAGTAAAATCTACATCTGTTAATGTCCAAGCAGTATGACCAGTACGAGATAGTTTTTCTACTTCGTGTGAAGGATGTGTGATGTACATAACATCTGCCGATTGTGCAAACTTAATATCAAAAAGTTGTGCAGTAGTATAAGGAGTTGCTAATTCAAAAACTTTATTAGATACACCACCAGAACTATAAGCGGTAAAACTTGAACTGTTTATATCCACTCCATCTTTATCTTGTAGTTCAAATGTATTGGTAGTTTTGTCTGCAACTAAAAATCTTTTACCATTAACTTCTGTCATACCTGCAACACCAGTAATAACTACTTCATCACCATTAGAATAACCATGTGAGGTTGCAGTTACTACAGCAGGATTAGCAGCAGTAATCCCAGATATAGTTTTATCTCCTTCTAATACAGCACCACTATCTTTGTACACTCTCATTTTTAAGTTTGAGAACTCAAGCATATAAGTTTGTGTTGTTGAAAATTCAAAAGGTATTAATCTTGTTTTGTTTGCACTATCAGCAACTTCTGCTAAAAATGTAGAACCAGGTCTACGAGCTGCTGACCCATGTGGGTAGACAACTAAATTTTCTAATGTTGAGCAACCTGATGTATATTTAGTTAGATCAGTTCTTCCATCTAATCTTGGCGATAGTTCACCACCTGTAAAGTTTGTAAGTTCGACAGCAACCCTAGCCATTTATTAAAACCTTGAGTTTATAAATGTACCTGCATCTATTTGATCTGACATACCTAAATCTTGATCTATATTTTGACCTTCAGTTGAATCTATAAATCTAGCATCTTTTAATTTATCTTGAAATAGATTGTACATATTAGAAGCTGTTTGATTATTAGAAGTAACTGCAAAAGCAATGTCTGCACCTAAAGCAGCAGATAAAGTTTCTCTTAAAGACTCATCATATTCATTGGGATCTGTAATTCTACCAATGTATAATATTTTCATACTAGATGTATTACTTAATATTTTTCTACCTTCTACTTTGTAGTTTGAATCATAATCTAATATTCGCAGCAACCTTAAACAATCTGCTGGTAAAGTATAAGCATAACTAAAACCCCATGCAGGAGCTGTAGTGTCTGCTGCTAGTTCAACTCTTTTCTGTAAGCAGTTCCAAGGATGTGATCTAAATACTGCATCTCTTACTTGAGTAAATCTTGAGTTGCAAAGTCTAGCATTTTTTGAATCTTCTGTAAGTGAAAGTATAGTTGTTGCACCTAGTTGATTTAATGCTCCATTACAAATGTCCACTGTTGATGCCATATCACTTCCTTATAATATAATTTCGCCTTATCTGTCTATCTTTTTCTAAAGCAAAAATTTCTTCTGTTGTTCTCTCTTCTTTAGTGTCAAAGCCATTATGATATTTAGTATCATGTTTAAACCTATCTACTAACACATATCTGTACACATAATTATCTTTTTTAAAGTGTAGTACAGTTTTTAAATCTTGAATCTTTTTCATAAAAAGGTGGGGAGTAATCCCCACCTAATATCTATTTATTAATCTACTGTGTACTCAATAACAAAACTTAAATCACCAGCAGTATCACCAGCTGCATCAAAAGTTAATGCAACATAGTAGTACCCACCAGGATCAGAAGATTGTCCAGCATCTTGCCAAACTTTCTGTCCCATTTTGTTAATGTCTCTAGCTTCAAATGCTACTTCAGTTCCGACAGTTACTGCACCTCTAAGGTCAGTAATTGCAGAAGCATAAGCATCATCATCAACCGCAGCAATAGCTGTTGAGTATAATCCAACATCTGTAGTGTTAGTAGTTCCAGAATCTAAATCGTCATTAAACAATTTGATAGAAGAAATACTAGCATTAGTTGGAACAGGTGCTAACATAACTGTATCACCAGCTGACAAGTCTCCAGCAGCTAAAGCAATAGTACCTTGTGCAATTCTTTTTACACCATGTAATTGCTGTGAGCTGTTTTTAACTTGAGGAACTGCAACAAAGTTAGTTACAATGTCTGTATTTACATTTGCCATAATCTATATCCTCCTATTACGATTCTGTACATTGTACTTCAACAACTTTAGCTTCTTCCATTCTAGTAGCACCAATGCTCATGCAGTAGTACACTTGAGTGGCATAAGACTTGTCGCTTCTTTCGTCTATTCTAGCATTGACATCTTTGCCAACACCTAAAGCGATTCCATCTTGTGCAAAAGCTATACATGATCTAGTTGTGCTAGATAATGATAGTCTGTTTGATACAATGAAGTTAAAACCAAGGAACGAGTTAATTTCACCATTAGCCAATGCTTTGACTGTGTTGAAATCAGAACTTGTTACTTGAGTTGTTCCTAAAAGATCAGTGATCTGCCTCGGAGACACGATAATGTGTCTAGGAATTGAAGGATCTACATCACCTAGATCAAGAGTCTGTTTAGCTTCTCTTAATTTATCTAAAGTTAAACCAGCAGAACCATGTACGATTTGATTCGTATTAGCTTGGCTAGTTGATCCTGTTTCACCAGTGAACGCAGTTCCTAGTGCAGCAGAAATGATCACATCATCCATAGCTCTACCCATTGCCATAGCAGCAGCTTGAGCATAAGATGAAGTCGGATCGATTAAGAGTCTTACTTTGTCTTGTTGATCTATTAGATCAGCAAATTCATAATCCGCAAGAGATACTCTTCTTCTCGCATGAGGAGTATCTATTTGTGGAGTGTCTGAATGTCTGCTAGTTTTTTCAACAGCAGTTACTGAACCAACTTGGTCGAAGAAAGCATTTTTTCCAACCACAGATTCAACACGAACTTTGTCTCTTAATAACGATCCCATTTGTTGAGATAGCATTTGTACATTAGCAGAATACTGCTGTACAAAAGCTGTAGTTATATTTGATGACATAATTGTCTCTCCATATTATTGTTAAGTTAAAATAATCAGAAAGGTTCTCCACTAAAAATAGTAGGCATCTCTTGCATTTAAAGTCTGTTAGACTAGAGTCTATTCCTTCTTGCCAGTAAGGTTCTTGCGAATTGTCTTACCTTTAATCCATTTATAGTAATTTTCACAGATTGGCAAGGGGTTTTCTTTCTGATATGTAGACCCTGATTCAACAACTATTCTTAATATTTCAAGTTTTATCTCTTCATTATTAAGATGATTATTATCACTTGGCATTTAACATTTCTCTCAATGTATAGACTTGCTGTACCATTTTATCATGATCTGGATGACCTTTATTCCAGTAAGGTCCTTGTCTATCATTAACAATAGAAGATATTTCTTCTTCAATATTATTAACTGATTGTGCATTTTCACTTTCAGTTGCAACAATTTTATCTTCTGACATCATTCCTGCTATTTTTGCAAAACCTTTTATAATCTCTGGATGATCTCCAAGTCTTGTACCATTTGATAAAGTCATATCTAAAACTTCTGGATTGATATTAGCTTTTGCTAATGCACCAGCTTGTTTAACTTTACTTTCAAAGTCTCTACCCCACTCTTGTCTTAACTGTTGTTCAGCTTGAACTTGAGCAGTTTCAGTATCAATCTTTGATTGTTGAGCTGTGCCTTCCATATTATTTTTATAAAACTCCAAGATACCTTGAGCTTGTTTATTATTTAAACCAAGTTTGTGTGATTGTTCTGCAAAAGATTTAATTGCAGTTTCATCTAAGTTTACAACTTCAGATTTAGCATCTAAAGAATATTTATCAGCAGACTCTGGTCTACCCAATTTTGCATAAACTTCATCCCAATGTTCTTCTGTAGAATTATTAGTTGGGATAACAACTTTATCTTGACCAATCATTTTTGTAGCATTGATATAAGATTTTGCTAACGCATCTATCTCTGTAAACTTTTCAATGTTAGGATCGTTTCTATATGCTTCACTTATAGAATCTTTCCAAGATGATGTTGTTATAGTTGTTGTTGTACTAACTTCTGGTTTTGTTTCAGTAGTTGGTTGTGTTGTTGGTGTTACTGTTTCTGTAGTCGTTTGTTCTACAGGCACAGTTTCCTGTGTTATCTGTTCGCTTGACATAGTTATTTTCCTTTTTCATTTTCTTTTTGGAGCATTGATTTAATAAATAGAAGTACACTCCTTTGACCTTCCATATATGCACTTTCATGGCTATCACCTTTTACATTAGTGGTAGAATGATAATGACATCTTTTTTCAAGATCGACCAAGACTTCTTTGCCTTCGTCTGTATTGAATATGTATTTATAATTTGTTTTTAATCTGTTAATTATTTTTTCTAATTGTTTGTTTTCTTCCATACTATTCCACTTCAGCATTTGCTACAGCTCTTGCTTCGTCTGGCAATGCTTTTGCTAGTGGTGCTATATCTCCTCCTGCTTTCGCAGCTTGTTGTAGTTGTTGCATTTGTTGCATTTGTTCTTGTTGTTGTGCTGCTTGTTGTCTTTGAGCATTAACTTCGTTTTGTGATTTTAATAATTTCTGTGGCATACCAACTATGTCTGCCAAGTGTTTAACTAAATTATCAAAATTAACATAATCAAATACTGGTGCTACATTTGCAAGGCTACCTAATATTTCTATAGCTCTCATAATAGATTGTAGCTCTGTAGATTTTTGTGCTTTAGCAAGAGGTGAAACATATTCTATTTCTATATCTCTACCTGATAAAAACTCTGGAGCTTGTGGTAACATATTGTTTCTGAGTAGTATTGCAAACACTCTATCAATTAATGGTTTTAATAATTCTGATTGTAGTCTACCTAATACTGGACCCAATAATCTCATCTTCTCTTCGTTTCTTTGGATAACTTCTGTTGCGGTCATTTGTGGACCTTGTTGTAATTGAAGTTGATTAACATAGAACACAGCTCTAATTGCATCTCTTCTTTGCTCTTCCATATTTAAACCTAGTGGATTGTTTGCACCAATGTTTAAAGGTTCAATTCTATCTCTTGTACCTGATCTATAAAAATTTAATCCACCTGGTACAGTTCTAACTGGTAATAAGAAACCATCATCAGGAACTAATAGTGGTGGGTCAACTTGTTTCTGTGCAGCTTTAATTGTAGTCTTACACATTTCATTTAACATCTTAACATCAGGCAATGCTGTCATTGCAGGTGATCTTCCATAAATTTCATTAGATGCTTTTAAATATCTTGGTACTACAAATGGAAACTCTCTAAATCCAGATACAGATAATTCATTACCATTTTTAAATTCAATATACACAGATTCAAATGGCATATTCTTTTTATCTTTTTTGTTAGGATTAAAATCTGATCTTGGATAAACTGCGTGTAATATTTCTACTTCCTTGTAAGGATCTTTTTTAAATGCAGATTGTACATCACTAGATACTGCTTCACCAAACTTTTGCATTGCAGCTCTAGCTGATATATTAAATCTTCTATAGATAGTATCTATTCTACCTTTGTCATTCTCTGCAATAAATACTTCGTTGATATGTCTTGTTGAAAATTTAATAATATCTTCATCATCTTCTTCGATAAACATTGCAGCAGTTCCAAATGTAATTAGGTCATGATACAATTCAAATATTTCTTGTTGAAAGTTTGATCTATTAAATGCTGTGTACATTACTTCAGTTGCAGACTCTAACCAAATTTTTGCTTCATCTTCATTATCAATATCTTCATCTTTGAATCTTAAAGTAAACCAAGGTGTAGATGGATTAGTCATCATGCCATGTAATGATGCTGATAATAATTCTACTGCTTGTATAGGTGATGAGTCAAAGATTTGTTCCATTCTTTTATCACCTCTAGCTCTTTGTTTAGTAACATCAGCTTTTCTTGGTTGCATATAATCTGCAACTTCTTGCCAATGCGTTTCCCAGTTTTGTCTTTGACCTTCTAGTTTTTCGTACCTAGATAGTAATCCTTTAGTTAAATCTGTTCTTGCCATTATGATCCTAATAAACTTTTCTTACCTAATGTTAATGTTTCATCTTGTACACCTTTAGAGCTTGTCATAATTGTAGTTGATCTTCCTCTAGCTTTAGTCTTTCTTGCATCATAACCATCCATACTTGTTGCTGTACTTTGAGATACTTCTGGTGCAGTTGGAGTTGGTGGTGGCGGTGGTGCAGGTGGTTTTGGTCTAAATACTGATCCCATATTATTATCCTATCCTAATTTAGTTTCTGATCTTGTTTGAGATATTGTTTCAGATACTGTTTGATCAATTTGTTCTTTAAATTTTGGTTTCTCAATTTCGTTTTCAAAAGTTTTATCTTCTGCTAATACTAAAACCTCTTCTACTTTTTTAGGTTTTGCTTTAGCTTTTGCTTTTGGTTTTTTTTTAAAAATTTTTTTAATTTTATTTAACATTATGATCCTAATAAAGTTTTCTTTTCTGTTTCTGCTTCTTGCTCAACGCCTAATGGTCCAGTTAAAATTGTAGACTTACGACCTCTTCTTTTTCTTTCTACTTCTGCCTGTTCTGCTGCAATCCTATCTTTTTCCTCTTGCGAGAGTTCTGCCGAAGGCGGTTCTGGCAAAGGTTGAACTGGTGGTAGCGGTGGCATTTTCGGTGAAAAAATTGAACTCATAATTATATAATCCTGTATTCATTATCTGCTACACTTTGTGGAGCAGTTTGTCTATCATTAATTTCCTGTAGTCCAACAGACAAGTAACGCATAGCATCACAAGCATGAGAACTCCAATCATGTACAGGCTTTGATCTAAACATTCTGTTTTTATCAATATACTTCCTGTGATAATGTCTTAACGCATCTATCAACTTTTTGCAATGGTCAGTATCAATCCAACATCTAGGCAGGGTCATTGTAGTTGCGTGTATGCCATCCTCTAGTGGTATTTTTGGTACGACCTTAAACCTAATTCCTAATTGGTAGGCGACCTCTCTCCTGGTCTTGCCATTACCAAAGTCGGTAACTTCAATGTCATGTGGTGCAAAATGATCTTTGTAAACATAATCTTTTTCTTTAATCACTTGTACATAGTATGGTAAACCTTGACCTCTCTCTTCATGGTAATCTATTATATTAACACTCTTGCCTAACTGCTGGTAAAATATTATACTACTGTGGTCGGAGACCCCAAGATCCCATGCGGTAGATACTGGGAGTGATGGGTCGTAGGGAACTCTAGTTAATTGTTTTTGATCTTCCATCTTACCAAGCACATCTGAATATACTGCACCTTCTATGTTTGCAATCCAATCACATTCAAACTCTTGCTGGAACTTCTTATCACCCATTACTTCTTTTGCCTTGACTAGCTCTTCTTCATCTACAATTTTTGTCTCACTAGCTTTTGCCTTGTAGTTGAACCAATCTTCCGCACCTTGTGCGTGTTGGTATAGTTCATAGAAGTTATTGTTCATTCCCATAGGTGTACCAATAAACACACAGTAACCTTTTCTATCTGATAGTGCAGGTCTTATTATTTCTGGAAACAACCTGCTGTTTACATTTGCGTACTCATCAATCACACAACCATCAAGGTATATACCTCTCAAGCCATCAGAGTTCTCTGAACCTAGTAAAGTTATTCTGCTGCCATTAGGTAAATCAACTCTTAATTCTGTTTCGTTAAATTTTGTATAAGGTATCTTTGCTGTAAATTGTTTCATGTAATCCCATGCGATAGACTTTGCTTGTTTGAAAGTGGGTGCAATATAAGCAAATCTAGGGTTCTTGAGTTTGGACAGTAATGCTGACCTAATTAGGTGGTTGATCATACATACTGTTTTGCCAAACCTTCTATGACAAACTAATACATTCCATCTGTGTTTATCTATTTGTTTGTGCAAGTGAGCTTGATGCTTTCTTGGGGTGTATGGTATCTTGATGTCCATATTTATTTCTTTTCGTAGAAAAACATATTTAGTGTATCTTTGTACTAGGCATACTATCTGTAGGTTCAAAGTCAAAGCCAACACATAACATAACATAGTTAATAAAAAGTGTTGAAGCTAATTCATTAGGAAAACCAACAAACTTTATAATAACATCATTGTTATCTTTATCAACATAAGCAACTGATTCTATATCGTCTAATCCAAAGTAGTCCATATACTACATCTAGTTTATTATTGGTGGTCTGGCAATAAGTGAATGTGTGTGTGGATAAGGGAGTCCAGCGATCTAGATGACTGTGTGTAAGGGAGTCCTCGAGTCCCATGTATATATATATAATAAACTGCGGTGCAATTTTGGGGTATAGGGGGGGGTAGGCATTTCTAAAATATAGGTTCTACTTATACAATTTGGGGTTTCGATAAGAAAGCGTTATCACTCGTTATGTTATTTTATCAAGTAATATAGATAGGTCAGTATTGTTTACCTATTGACCGATACTATAATGGGAACAACAAAAAATTTTCTATAGATTAGGATAGCAACTTTCTATTCAATCTTACTTCTAACCCTCACAACAATTGAATTATATTTCTAGGTCCTATATTCCAGGATCTTACATAAAAAAAAACCCCCAATAAAATTAATTATCAGGGGTTTAATTTGTTTATTATTTATTTAATAATTATTATTACACCATTTAACAAGTTTATCTTTAACAACCATAAACTCTAATTTATTTTTTATTAGTTTTTTAGCTTGAGCTACAAACTTTTTATCTTCCATTAATAAACCTGGATTAATAC